CCGTGACGTTCGTGGCTAAATTGACAAAAGTTGTAGACGTTGTGCCTGTGCCACCTGAAGTAATCGGTAGCGCCGTGCCCAGCGTTAAAGAAGAATGGTAATTAAAAAACTCACCAACATCTGTACCGTTGTTATATAAGAAAGCCCTTGTGCCATTTGGAACAGCAACGCCTGTAAGTCCCGTCACCTTGACTGTCACGGTTTGACCCGTGGCGTTGATAATCATGTAAGGCTTCTGGATAGCTGGGACGTTAAGAGTTCCTGCCCCTGACAATGCTTGCGTAAGATTTAAAACCAGCGCACGAGCGTTCTGTGCAGCGTTGGTATCAGTCAGCGTAAGCGTCAGGGAGTTAGTAACAAACCCGCTACTGATCGTAGCCATGCCAACAAGGGCTTGCTCAATTGCAGTGCCCAGGTTGGTGTTGGTGGTTGTTCCCCACGTACCAGACTGATCGCCGGTCCCAATCAGTTCAAATTTAAGATTGGAATATGTGCTTGCCATTTATTACTCCTACGCAGCCACGGGTAGCCAATTGGGTGTTTGTGAATCGTCAATCGGCGTCCAGTTTGGATTGTTAATTGTAGGCGCACTACCTACTAAACTCAATGCGCCAGAAGCCGGTTGTACTACTAAACCTCTAAGAATACTCGGCGCTGCGCCTGTGATGTTGAGGGCACCTGCTGCCGGATTAACAACAATACCGCTGACAACAACACTAGGAGCCGACCCTACAATAGTCGCGCCTCCCGTAGGCGTTACAACCTGTCCTGTACTTGATGTCGGAGCATACCCCTGAATCGCTACCGCACCCGTATTTGGTTGAACCGTAGCAGTTAGACTTGGAGCAGTACCTGCGGCAATAAGGCCCGCAGTACCAGGGATAGCTACACGCCCATCAAGTATCGTCGGAGCAGCACCCGCTAGTGAGAGCGACCCTGTCTGTGGGGTAAGAACTGAACTTCTTTCAATCTCAGGTACATTTCCTACAAACACCAGATCATTAACCGCTGGGGTAATGAAGAAATCTGTACGAACTTCTGGTGCTGCACCCGTTGCAGTTATTGCCCCAGTAGCAGGTTGAATGACAACCCCAGTAACAACAAGCGGCGCAATACCAGCAAAAGTTGCCGCCCCAACAGCAGGGCTAGCAGTAGTAGCTAAGGAAGGTGCTGCACCTGTAAACGCTAGCGCATTTGATGCAGGTTGTATTCGATAGTCTGTTAATAACTCGGGGGCAACTCCAACAAAACTGGCTGATCCAGTTTGAGTTGTTATTGGTATGGAGGTGTATGAAGATGGCGCAGCGCCAACAAAAGTCGCCGCCCCCGTTGCAGGAGTTATAAACGAATCTGTGCGTACAGACGGCGCAACTCCCGCTAAAGATAGCGTGCCAGTCCCAGGTGTTATGACACTACTACGAACTACTGACGGGGCAGCACCAGCAACAACAAGCGAGCCGGTATCCGGGGTGATGAGAATCCCAACACCCCAGCCATAAGACCCCCAACTACCTCGGCCCCAGCCTGTTTCAGTAGTCGCCACCGCGACCCCCTAGTTTAGGTGAGGGTAAACACACCCGTTGCAGCAGGAAGCACCGTCAACGTGTTGGGGGAAGAAACCGTAAACTGAGTCGAAGAAAGCTGGCAGAAGCACACAAGTTTACCGTTGGCTAACGTAGCAGCCGATTGGAAAATTACAGCATACTTAACGTTGGTTAACGAAGCACCAGAAGCCGTGAATGTCAGTCCAATCGTTGAGTAAGTAAACTTCATCTGCTTAGCAGACGCTCCAGTTGTCCACTGCCCCGTCGCCGGTACGAGTGCTTTACCACCAGAGACATAACCCCCAGTAGCTGCAATCTCGTTAGTAAGTGAACCAAAGGTACTCAGCGTAAACGTTGAGGTATTACTTGCGCTTGTAAAAAGCGCCATCCTAAAGTTGTTAACACCAAGCTGAATCGTTCCATTGCCAATATAACGTTTGGCGTCGTTGTAGAGTTGCCATGCGGAAGCGGCCATTTCAATACTCCTTAATATCGGCGTTTGACGCCCCAGTCACTAAAATTTGATGGAGAAGCCCACCGTAAACCTGAAGCTCCATGACATCACCCATGAACTTAATCAGGTCGATAAACTCCCTTGCTTGCGAGACCATCCAAGGATGACAGTAAAAGAGCTTTCCACCAACTTTTACCGGCACAACAGGAAGACCGTCGTTTTCTGCTTGCGCGTAAGCGTGATGCTTACCGTCTTCTAAACAGGAGTCGCATCCAAAGATGTGAAACCGCTTAAACCCTAACATTCTAAACATAGGGATGGCTCGAAGCAATGCTGTCGAACCCCCAGGCACCGCATACCAATTTCTGTATTCGGTTGCCAAAATCTCTTGAATCTCTTCTGCACTGGTGTGCCAAATATAAGTCTGCTCTTTAGGCATACCTTCAAACACAGACGGGTGGCACTGTGAGGAAAGAAAATACTTACAGGTCGGAATGATCGATGTTAAAAAGCGTTTGTTGAACTCACGACCATCAACCATAAAATAAGCAGAAGGTAGAAGACCGTGATCAATACAAAATTGATACGCATTATTTAACGTAATAAGTTTTACGCCTTGTTGCCGTAGCTGTTTGATTGTGCCTATATGTTCGGCAAGTGAGGGTCCGCCTCCAACAATCATGACCTCAACATCGTTCGTAGGATGGGGAGCAATTTGCTGAAACCCTAATTTGATGTTGTGTGCTACGTTAGTTTTAAGAACTTCCAAGTCTATATTTAACGACCCCTCCATCTCCACTTCTTCAGCAGCAACCCAAGTTTCATCATCCTTGGGCGGAATTGGAGCAATTACAACAGTCGGTGGTTCGGAGAAAAATCCAACAGGAGTGCCCATCATGCAAGCCTTATTAGTGCGCCGGTGCTGGTATTGGGAGGAAACTCAACGACAAACGTAGTTGTCGAAGTCTTATCTGAACCAAAATCCAATACGCAGATTGCGGGGTTTCCAGTTGTAACTCTATATATTAAAGCACCCCTAGCAGTAAAAGCACCACTCCAAGAAGCGTCAGAAAAGTCAATATAAGCAATACCTGTGGAACTATCAATAGCAAGTGAAGGAGTGATAGCCTCTCCTCCTGCCGTATAACCTGTAGCCACAACCTCGCCAGTCGTACCCGTGTAAGTCGTAGTAGTCTGGTCAAGCGTAGCATTGTTGGTGTACAGCGCAATTTTAAAAGTCTGTGTCGTACCCGAAGAAAAATCAAAATCTCCCTCAAACAATTGCTGCTTGAAGGAGTTGCATGTGTAGTTTCCAGTAAAGGCCATTAGTTCACCGACATCCTGACCTGACCAGACCTGTAAGCATCGCGGCGGTCCATACCATCACCAAGACGCTTAGCAAGAATCATGGCTTCTTCATATCGTTTGGCGTAATTGGCAATAACATCAGCCTCACCCTTCATAAAGGTATAACCCTCAACCAAAGAACCATAGAGAAGCACCGAATCAAAATTATCGCCAAGCCAAGTCGTGTTTGCTGTAGTGATTGACTCTGGGTAATAGAAGTAATGGATCTCTACAGCGTAGTTTGAAGTAGGTGTAGGTCCAAGAATCAACGTATTTTCGTCAAAAAGCGCGTAATACTTAGGAATCCCAGTCGTTGTTGGATTGGGATACGAAGCGCGAATATAGCTAACATCCTTATTGAGTAAGTACTCATACTCGCTCGTTGTCGGATTAGTTACCGCTAACTCATAAACCGCTAAAAAATCAGTAGGCATAGCAAGGTATTTGTTACCCCCGGTCATCGTGCCTGTTTGGTTCTTTCTAAACTGCGGGAACTGAACTGAGTTGTAAATTCGTTGTTCAGCTTGCTTAATGAACGTATCGATCTGCTGCTTAGCAGTCAGCGTAGCTGTGCCCGACCCAGACGAATCAGCACCAGTAAACGATGGGAAATCGTTCTCTAAATAGCCTTGAATCGTCGAAAAAAGGGTCGAGTAGTTCATTAGCCCATCTTCTTAGAAGCACCCGTACCCTTTGTAGCACATCCGGTTCCTCGGACTTTTACTGTTTGGGTGTTAGGTACATTGTTGGGATAACCGTTGTGCGTGTCTTTAACAGGCACAGGCGTTGGCATTTTGCTGTGTTTCATTTTGCCCCCATCTTGTATTTGAAGGAAGGTGACTTCTGGTTAGCAATCTTCGCCATGTTCCGACCCAACGTTTTCATTTCGGCGTTAGTCTTACCGCCTTTGCGAAGTTTGGTCAGTGGCTGACCTTTATGCTTGGCTTTCTCATGCTTATGCACAGCACCAGCAACCATTTTCTTGTCTTGAGCTAAGTCTTTCTTGTCCATCATAGGCTCCTATGTGACGTTCACAGTAACAGTGCCTAGCGTGATGCCCAGCACAAGATTGTTCGGCGTTAGTCCTGTGTCGTAGGATCTTGCCCCACCTACAGGTGCCCATCCCCACTGGATAATTCTACTACCTCCAGAGGGATCTCCGCTACCTAGTTGCGTAGTCGTTGTGTTGATCTGCAATCCATTTAAACCTGCAACGCGATATGTCGTATCAGGACGGGGATTACGCAATGCCTGTGGGTCATCCACAGGATACATACCAAGCTGCAACTGCGGTTGATCGGGTTCCCAACACGTAGGACAGACTAAGATATTAACGTTCTTAGTCTTAATAACAATCTCACGAAGTTCTTTCAGTTTGTACCGAAAGCCACACCTATCGCACTGCGATATTGCCCACTTACCTGATGCAAACCGATTAGGCATATCAGTAGAACAACTGCCGTGGTGCGAGACGCAACGGTGCTTTCTCGCGGTCTTCGTCTAGCGCAAGCCTTAACTGCTCGTCATACATCTCTTTCAGCATGGGTATGCGCTGCGCGGCCTCGGGTATCTTTAACGATAAGTAGTACGCTAATCCAGCAGCCAAGCAGTTAATAAACCTAAATGGCACATCCTGAATATTGGCCCCGCCACCAGCATCCTGCATCCGGCGCAATCGCCAGTACACAAAAGTGTAGTAATTGTCTTGGTCTGGCGCAGGCCAGACGTTAATCGTAGGGTACGCAATCCCAGTAGGTGTTAGTACCCCTGACTGCCTGTTGATCCAAACTTGAATCGGTCTACCTTGAGCGTTCTTGTTTGGTATCGTGGCATAAGTATCCACCGAGATACGGCTGATGTTGATGTCAGTCTGTGGTATCCCAGTCTGCGTACGAATAACCTGCTCGATGAGATCTACTGTATCTACTGGTAAGTTATAAACAATTGTGCCCGTGGTCATGGCAATCTGACCCTGCTCAATCGTCCACAGGTTAATCCCTCGGTTGGCCCACTCAGTAAACATCAAATTCATAGAACGACGTGCCGTACGGTGTTCGTACCCAGTACGCACCTCAATTCCGCACCGCTCAAATGACTCCTCAATAATCTCGTTTAGATCGAGATTAAAGGCTGTCGTACCTGAAGTTGTGGTCACTTCATCCCTCGAAGCGTTTTAGCAAGTCTAGCTCTTTGCCCA